TATGATGTGAATTCATTGTATCCAAGTGTTATGCGGACGGCGTTGCTGCCCTACGGGGATCCGGTGTTTAATGCGGGGCCCCCGGTTACTGATAGGCCGTTGTATATTTCATCGATTACGTTTACGGCGAGGATCAAGCCCGATCACATTCCTTGTATCCAGATCAAGAAGAATTTGTCGTTTAACCCTACGCAGTACCTGTCCGAGGTTTCTCACCCAACCACTGTTGTGGCAACAAACATTGATATTGAGCTTTGGAAGAAGCATTATGATCTTAAAATTCTCTCCTGGAATGGCACCTTTGAGTTCAGAGGTTCGCACGGGTTCTTTGATGAGTATGTTGATCACTTTATGGAGATTAAAAAGAATTCTACGGGTGGACTGAGGCAGATCGCCAAACTTCATCTTAACAGCCTGTATGGTAAGTTTGCAACTAACCCTGACATCACAGGTAAGCACCCGGTCATGGAAGATAACCGGGTAAGTCTGAAGTTAAGTGAGATGGAACTGCGCGACCCGGTCTACACACCGATGGGAGTGTTCATCACAGCTTACGCCCGGCTGAAGACCATCTCAGCGGCACAGAACGTCTACCCGGTCTTTGCGTACGCAGACACCGATTCACTTCACCTGGTCGGACCGACTACCCCACCAAAGGGCTTGTGGGTGGACCCTGTGGAACTGGGCGCGTGGAAGCATGAAGGGAATTTTACGCGTAGTGTGTATGTGCGTGCTAAGCAGTATGCGGAGGAGATTGATGGCAAGATGGATGTTCATATTGCTGGACTGCCTCGCAATGTTGCTGCGAAACTCACGTTTGACGATATGTTGAATGGGGGTCAGTGGGATGGTAAACTCATTCCTGTAAGAGTTCCTGGGGGCACAGTGCTCAGGAACACAACATTCACACTCAAGCCATATGAAGAGGTTGGTTAAGATGGCACGACCTGTTAGCGCTAAGGCAACTTTTAAGTACCGCATCGATAAGGCGGTCGCTAAGGATATTGAGGAGCTGCACTGGGCCCTCCGCCGAGACACTGCGGACCTGGTTCAGGAGGCGATCATCGACTATGTTGCTGCACATGCTCCCAAGCCAGAGAAGTGACTAGGGGCCCGCGGGCAGGATGCGACCTAATGAACTGGGCTGCCTGCGGAATGGATTAGCACACCCTGCTAGCACTATCTGGATATTGGGTACTATGATAGGCTGGAAGCGCAATGCTTCCAGCCTATCGTTATTGGGGGAGACATGGGGAAGAATGCGGAACTCGTTAAAGAGATTAATGCTCAGAGGGAGAAGAATGGTAATACTGCTGGAACCGAGGCGAAGACCAACTCTCACGTAAATAACAAGTCTTGGACCGACACCTTCAAGGATATTGGCAGCAACATTGGCTCGCTGTTTGAGAGCAAGACTCCTAAGCAGAAGGCTGAAGACGAGAAGAATGCCAAGGGTATGGAGAAGGCTAAGGCAGAACAGGCCGCTCGCAGCGAGCGGAACAAGATGACCCCTGAAGAGCAGCAGGCCAAGCAGGACCGTCTTGCTAATCCTGACTATCAACAGGAGATGGCACAAAGGAAGAACAGGGCTCTTAAGGGGTTGACGGATGAGCAGATGGATCGTCTAGGTGTCCCGAAGGAGGGTCGAACTGCTGTCTACGATCCAGGCGACAGTGACGGTGACGGGAGGGCTGTATCTCCCGAGGATGGTAATCTGTATGAGGGTGCCCCGAAGAGTGCTCAGGCGGAGGATGAGGATCCTTGGAAGGACACGAAGGCTGCGTGGGATCACCTTACCAGCGTGTTTGGGGATAAGGTTTCGGCTCTTCAGAGTGAGTTGGAGGGTCGTCTTACCGAGATGACAACCCCTACTGAGCGTGAGGTGGGGAACCCCTTTGCGGGGGACGATGTGCCGGCTTCGAAGGAGATGAATTACTCCGACATGAAGGGCGCCATCCAGGGCGACATTGATGATGCCAAGGCCGTGCTTGGGGGCGTTGCTGACATTGGTATGGAGGGCGCTAAGACTGCTGGCACGGCCATGAAGGACGCTGGCAAGGCTCTTGCGCATGAGATGGGGTATGATAGTAAAGACCTTAATGATGCTAAGCAGACCCTGAAAGATGTTGGGTCTATTGGAAAGTCTCTTTCTGGGCTAGGGGGTCTTTTCGCTACAGACAACTCTTCCGGTAACAGTAAGGTTCCCGACTCTGGTTGGAAGCCCAAGTCAATTTCAGATCTCTTCGGTTAAGGAGAAACATAATGCCATACCTACGTGACGGACTCAGTAACGTCGATATCCTCAACGCCATCCGGTCGGATGCTCGTCTCGAGTACCAGGAGCGAATCCCTGAGGCTACTAAGGCTAACATTCAGGAGACGATGTCCGAGATTATGCACGAGGACATCACCCGTAACGCCTTCATGAATGCTCTTGTGAACCGTATTGGTTCCACGATCATTCGCGACATGGTGTGGAAGAACCCGCTCGCAGTGTTCAAGCAGGGGATGTTGAATTTCGGTGACACAATCGAAGAGGTTCACCTCGATATGGTGAAACCCACCCTGTATGACGCGAACCGCGACTATCTGGAGAAGGACATTTTCGGGCAGAAGCGCGTCAAGTCCTACAGTGCGTTCCACAAGGTCAACCGTCGTGAGAAGTATGAGATCACCATCAACGAGGCTGAGCTGCGCAGGGCGTTCCTCTCCGACATGGGGCTTTCTCATTTCGTGTCTTCGATGATGTCGGTCATGAGCACCTCTGACAACTGGGATGAGTTTCTTGAGATGTGCTCCCTCTTCCGCACCTATGAGGAGAAGTTTGGGTTCTACCATATGCAGATCCCGGACTTGAATGTCTTTGAGGCGGCGAAGGAGAAGACGGATGCTGCTATCAAGGCCCTTCAGGTTGCTGCGAACAAGATGACGTATCCCACCAGGGCCTACAATTCCCAGGGGGTGCCGTCGTTTGCGAAGCCCCAGGATCTGGTAATTATCGCGACTCCCGAGTTCCAGGCGAACGTTAATGTCACCTCGCTGGCGGCGGCTTTCCACCAGGAGAACACGAGCCTCCCATCGCATGTGATCACGGTGCCTAATGAGTCTCTGCAGCTTGACGGTGTGTCTGCGATCCTGACGACGAAGGACTTCCTTCTGATCAAGGACGTGCTGCTGGAGAATCGGTCGGTCGAGAATCCTGCGGGTCTCTACTCGAACTACTTCTTGCATCACTGGAGTATCTTGAGTGTGTCTTCGTTCGTGCCTGCGATCGCCTTTGGCACGAAGGAGACTGGTAAGATCACGATTCCTGAGGTCAAGAATGCTGAGATTCAGGGCATCAAGGTCGCCAAGAATGATGGCACCCACAATGTGACTCCGAAGCCGGGTGAGCTGCGGGCACTGTCGATTGACTGGAAGACTCCTCCGAATGTGGGTACTCGCCCAGCGATCGACTGGGATATCAGTGGCCAGAAGTCCAAGAAGACTCAGGTGTGGAACAACGGCACCTTGGTTATTGGCGAGGACGAGGTCAAGGGGACCGAGATTACTGTCACGGTCACGGTCGACAATCCGGCGGCCAATGGTCAGAAGCCGGCGACGTTCTCGACCACGGTTACGGTCTCCTGATAGACTGTGTTCATAAGCCGCCCACCATCCCAGCCGGGGTGGTGGGCGGCTTCCATTTACTTGTGGAGGAGATATGAGTCAGATTAATGAGATGCCGCCGGAGACACAGGCGGGGCTTTCTTTTGACTATTCGGTGTGGTCTGCGGGGAGTGTTGTACGGATGGTTAACGTGCCGTTTGATAACACTTACCGGGATATCATTGACTGGGGCCGTTACGGGTCTCCGAAGGACTATGTTGAGAGTTTCGAGCATTCTCAGACGGTGCGCCTTGATTCGATGACGTACTTGGCTCAAGGGCGGCCGATCAGGATTCCGACACCGTTCTCGCGTGCGGTGCAGTTCAATTATGTGATGGTAACGAATCCTGGGCGTCCAAGTGAAGCCTTTTCTACTGACTATCAGCCGACCGTGTTCTTCTACTTTATTACAGACGTCCAGTACATTAACCCTGGGACCACGCAACTTGTTCTTCAACTTGATGTGTGGACCACGTACTACGATCGTGTTGAGTTTGGTCGCGGATTCCTTGAGCGCGGGCATATGGGCATTGCCGCTATTGACTCGTTTGATGATCATGGTCGCACATGGCTCACGGTGCCCGAGGGGCTTGACCTGGGCGGCGAGCACATGGTTGCTCGCAACTACCGTAAGGTTCTCGGGGATATCCAGAACAAAAAATACGACGTCATTATTACGTCCACTATTAAACTTGATGCTCCTTACGGGTCGCGTACATCACCATCGATGATCATGGCTGACGGGTCCGACATGGAGGGTCTTCCTAACTCCGTTGATATCTGGTGGGCTGATGCCTCGGGATTCGCCGCAGGCATGAAGTACCTGGCAGATTACCCGTGGATCGCCCAGGGGATCGGGTCCGTGACGCTGGTGCCCAAGGGGATGCTCAAGGGCGACGGTGCACGGAAGGTGCAACTGGGTAGCGCCTCGTGGTGGGCTTTGTCCAACCCTGGCGTTGAGAACAAGAGGGGCTACTGGATCACACACGAGAACTTCCGTGAGAACCTTATGCGCCTGGTGTTGCCTGAGTACTCTGAGTTGAAGAAGTTCTGTACCGCACCGTACACGATCCTCCAGTTCACCACGTACACGGGGAACCCTATCGAGGTTCGGCCAGAGTCGCTGGCGAGCGACGATATCGGGTTTACCGCGTGGGTGCACCTCGCCCCGCCCACACCCCAGATCCTCTTCTCACCTAACTGGTTGAACCGGCATCCTCGCGCTGACGTGATTGATGTGGATGCTGCCACATGGACCCAGCAGACTGGTGAGGAACTGGATGTTGCTACCGGCTATCAGTCGCTGCCCACCTTTGCGGTACTCAACAATTCGGCCCTCAATAACTTGGCTAGCAATGCGCACACGATCGCCCAGCAATACAACGGCGCGAAGTGGGCACAGCAACGGGCGCAGCGCGCGGCGACTGCCAGCCGAGACATTGCGAACGCGGGTATTGCTGCTACACAGGCTGGGGCCGAGAACTCGATGTGGGGGAACTCCGCGAACGCCGACTCACAGTCTCGCTATAACAACATGCGCGCTACGGTGCAGGCCGCTCAGGGTGGGATGCAGGCGCTTGGTGGGGTTGTGGGTCTGAATGGTCAGGCTGTGGGCGCTGGTATTGGCCAGATGGCGACCGCTCACGTGAACGCGATGATCTCAAACTCGCAGGCACAGTCTCAGGCCCACATCCAGAACCAGCTGGTATCGGGGCAGTCGCAGATCAGTCAGCAGCAGCAGCGAGCCGTGCGTGACACGAACTACGAGTTGGCACAGTTCTCGGCGAATGGTGACTATGAGAACGCGATTGCGAGCGTTAACGCCCAGACGCAGGACATGCAGGTTATCCCGCCCTCTGTTGTGGGGCAGACGGCAGGGACTGTCACCCCCATGGTTGCGTACCAGATGTCTCTGGACTGTCGGGTGCGCATGCTTTCGTTCAACTCGATGCGCAGGATCGGCGATTTCTGGTTGCGGTACGGGTACAACATGAATGTGTGGGTGAACATGTCAAAACTTTCTTTGATGACACACTTCACCTACTGGAAGATGAGCGAGTGCTACCTGACTCGAGCCAACATGCCCGAGACTTTTAAGGGTACAATTAGAGGCATCTTCGAGAAAGGGGTCACCGTGTGGAAACAGCCGCTTAACATTGGTCGCACAAATGTGCGCGAAAATCGAATCGATAGTAACGTAAAGGTGAAGTTGAGTGACTAGGCGAACAGATTTTGTATCCCACGAGATCTACTCTCAAGTGGGGCGCGCCCCGCTTCCCTCCACCAGCGAGGGAAGACAGGCACAGCTAGAGTCCATGTACTTCCGTCAGCTGTGTGGGAAGTGTATGAGTCGATTTACGTGGGAAGGACTTCCGAACGGGATTGACCCTCGCTTTATTGAGAAGACCATTCTCGAAAACGGTTTCTCACTATTCTATTTTGATACGCTGCTGGAGTTGTTCATGTCCATGCCAGCCACCGAGACAGGTGTATGGGACATCCAGGACAATCCCACAGGATTTCGTGTCACCCGCAACGGGGTCTACTCTCGTGACGTACGAGCAGTCGACAGTGTGGTAATCTGGGGAAACCAGACCCGAGTCCCCGACATGGACGTGATCCGCGTCTACGCCTCACGACTCGCCCAGGTAGACAGGACGATCGAGATCGACCTGCTCAACGAACGCAACCCCATGATCGTCGCCTGTAACACAGACCAGAGACACACCATCTCCAACGTCATCTCCAAGATCTACGACGGTGAGCCCGTCGTATGGGGGACCGAGAACTTGGCGATGGACAACTTGGCGAGCACGATCGGGGTGTTCCCGCTCAACCAGAACGCTGGCGCTGGGGCGGTGTCGTCGATCAAGCACATGGAGTCCAAGGCAAAGATCTGGGGGGAGGCGCTCACGATGCTCGGCATCATGAACGTCAACAGCGAGAAGCGTGAACGCATGGTTGTTGAGGAGGCTGCCGCCAACTCAGGCCAGGTACTGGCGTCTCGCGAGTCGTTCATGAAGCCGCGCGAACTGGCGTGCGAGCAGATCAATGAGAAGTTCGGGCTAGACGTTTCGTGTACGTGGGCGGTTGATGACAACGCTGCCCCTGACATGAACGACATTCTTGCACAACAGAATCTACTACAGGCGAATGGGGTGAACGGCGATGCCGACGCATACACTGAGGCTTAAGGACGTTGATTTCATTACCAAAGGGCACTGGGGGCTCGACAAGTACGAGATCTTCGATGAGTCCTACCGCGAGAAACTGAACTCTCGCATCAAACGAGAGTTCTGGCTCAATGAGATCGGGCATGAAACGATCGACATCTTCATCTGGCGGATCGAACTCCGGATGGAACTCATCATGCCCCGGTATAACCGCATGTATCTGGCAGAACTTCAGAACAACGATCCTCTTGACGGTGGTGCGGGTACCAGCAGGACACGTCAGTGGGGAGACTCTAGCAATGACGGAACCAACACGAGCGCTAGCAATGGGACCGGAAGCGGGACCAGCAGGGGAAGAACGGTTGCTTCAGACACTCCGCAGACGCGCCTTGCTGGCAACGGCGATTATGCCTCAAGCATGTCGGATGCGACGAGTGAGAACTCGAACAAGAGTACGAGCACGAGTTCGGGGTCCACAAATTCTCGCAGCCACTACGACAACAACCAGTCCAGTGAGTCGAGTCAGCGGGGCTCCAGGGCGCAGATGATTGCGCAGTACAGGCAGACGTTGATTAATGTTGACAACTTCATCATCGAGGAACTCCGAGACCTTTTCCTAGGTGTTTGGGACCTTGACCACCCACTTACACACTCGAACCTTTATGGAGGATACTATGGCTAATGTGAACGACATCATCAACTCGGTTGATCGTGCTATCTGGCGCATTCAGAACTCTCAGGTTAACAACGTTACGCCCTTTACGTACCGGGATGGCCTTACGTATCTTGAAGTGCTTGAGCGCATCCGAACAAGCGTTATTGAGACAATTGACTATGTGGGCAAGTTTGGTGATGAGCAGAAAAAGATCATCGAAAACCTCAACGAGAAAGTCTCTACATTCATTACCGAGATGGAGAAGACTCACGACGGGTGGAACAAGGACATTGAGGCCAAGCGCACAGACACCCTGCGTACCATTGAGGACTTCAAATCTCGACTCATTGCGGTCGCTCTAACCCCCGCAAGGTCTTCACGATACAATCTGGATAACGCTTTTATGGGTGCCCAGATGATGGATGGGAAGACCCAGTACCTAGCCACAATTAACCTCACTGAAAAGATGGAAGGGAGAATTGATGGTATCAAGACGGCTCTGGACGTGCAGATTGCCAACCTCTCTAACAGCTACTACAACAAGACGTACCTGGACTCTGAGTTTCAGCGGGTCGACAAGCGAAAGCACGCCATCATTGTGGGGTCCAGCAACGTCGTTTCAGGCAACAGTCGCTGGGCTGAGCGGGTCTGTGAGCACTTTGGTTATACGGCACACAATTTTGGTGTTGGTGGCGGCGGATTTACGTCTGGTGTTGCCGCAAGGTTTGACACCCAGCTAAATCAGGCTGCTGCAGACAACTCCTTCAGAAATGACCAGGTTGGCCTGATCCTTATCGTAGACATGTTGAACGATATTCGCGCCAACTACAATGTGCATGACAACGCCGCTAACTGTGCCCAAATTATTCAGACAAACTGGCCTACGGCTAAGGTAAAGATGGTCCCAGTCATCTGGAACAAGTCGTCACTTAACATTCAGGCCTCTTATATGGGACAGAACATCTCGCGATCCATTCAGCGCGCAAAAAAGGCCATGAACTCAGTCAACCTCGCAGTGTGTGACGGCAGCGTGTCCTGGTTCTGGGAAGCCAACGACTATGGCGAAAACCATGTTCGCGGCGATGACGAGGTACACCTTCCCGACGCATCATACATTGAGGCTATGCACAGAACCATCGCCTGGATGGAGGGCGACAGTGGGTGGAAGAACTATGGGTGGCGATCCCTTGAGGACTATGGTGTTGAAGGTTGGGGCCCCAAGAAGGACTCAATGAAAAACCTTCTCATCTCTCGCGAGGGAACAACAGTCTCGCTTCAGGGCACGTTTGGGGCGAGTACGGCCGTACCTAACGACTCGTACATCTGGTCAATCCCCTCTTGGGCGTACCCCATCGAGGAGAAGACGATATTCGCGTTCGACCATGACAGGAACCCCTGCATGTTCACCATCAACTACAAGGGACAGTTGCAGACGCGTCAGGCCCTAAGGGTTGGTGTGGGGTACTTCTTTACCAACACGTACAGAATCTGGTGACGATCCGTAGGTGAGCCTCCTGCTACAATCGTAGCAGGAGGTTCACTTATGGCATGGGATGAGCAACACAAGAAAGTTGCTATCAAGGTAATTGGCACTGTCGAGTCAAACATGGACTATGGCGCCATCAACTACAACGACCCAATTACTGTGGGT